GGGCAATAAATCTAAGCCCAGCATAGGCCGCTATGGACCACCCTAGGACCTTGAGGCAAACACTAAGCTTATCGTCTCTGATCTTCTGAATCGTCTGATGCAAGCATCCTCTTTCTTTCATTATCCTCTGATGTATATAATACTTACATGCCGTAGCAAGTGATAAACACGACATAATAATAAATATAATGCAGATAAAGGCAGAAAGAAGGGGTATATATCCAGACAAACACAACCCTATTATCACTAATGTAGAACCTGTCAAGGTTGTCAACATCAAATTTGTAAAACGATTCAGAAAGAAACGTACTCCAAATAAATAGTATATAAAGTACCACATGTATAAGCGTGGTTGTCCACTATCATGATACAACCAACTCTGGGGCATATAAGTGGTAATCTTAGAATAAGGTGAGCTCCACAACCACTGCAAATATTTATAATATATACATGTGTCTATTAACCCACCTTCACCTACAAGTGGTTGAAATGCACTTATTACATACTGCTGCCCTCGAGTGAAACAAGCAGATATAGCAACCTCACTAGCTGAATCTATTGTAAGATTTACAGCTTGTGATAGAATACTTTCCGGGGTTGGACAGCCACAGGCACACGTTGGCATGTCGCAAAGTTTACACAGCTTAATGGGGCCTGTGTTTCTTGCGTTGTTCTCAACGCATTTCTTCTGTCCTTCATAATATTGGCGTGCGTTCGGAATATACCACTTAGCGAATTGCTGTATGGAGACCCCGCCTTGTAAGCATGGGTCTGCATACACTCTCTTGTGTATATCGGATCCATCAGCTGCCATATCATAATGTAACTTCTCAACATGAAGAATCCAAAAATCAGGCAACTCACTTTGATCAGGGTGTTCTTCCAGCCATGCATTGCACTTATTCTGATCCATCATGTGAGAACCAGACACTCGAAATTCTTTTTTTACTTCAGGTCTTATTTGTAAACGAATACGCCTATATATAGAATTGGGTTTATTGGAGTAAATACCTGCCTCTAAATCTTCCTTATTTGTGGTCAAACCAACCATTTTGGGTTCCACTCGCACCTTACCTTTTTTGTGCGCTTCGGCTTGTGGTGCTGACATAGGAAAAGGATTTATGACCTCTTGGATAACTTTACATGGACTAATTTCCACAAAAGCACTCTTGGTGTTACAAACATCGTCCATAATCATGGCAATGAACTCAGATTTCCATTTGGACATAAACTTATCAGAAGGATCATACATGCCAACCAAATCGTCTGAATACTCCTCGCCAATTGCGGCAAAAAACAACTTCATAATTATCTTAAGGAGACTGGATTTACCAATTGATGTGTCACCATATAACATAACTGATTCTGGTGTTATCCGCAAACCAGCACCACTCCTAAAGGCGTGGAATTGATTAACGAACATCTTGATTTTCCTCCTATATTGTCCTAAGAGCGTTTTACTTTGCAGATCTTCCGCGCAAGCGTGTAAATGATCTATTTTCTCTTCACTCTTCGCTAATAGACGACCATAGTGGTCCTCATCATAACCGGTGCAAGCTTTATAATTTCCGCATTCGATATTATCAATGTGTTTCTCTAAATAGAAGAAATCACGTTCGAACTGTGTGATTTCATCTTCCGTTTCAAATAAGGGTTCCACTGATTTCTGTAGAAAACACTGATAACCCATTTCCACAAAAAACACAATACTATCAAAAGCAGCTGTTATAATATTTGATGCGCTTGCGGTTTTGTCCAAAGCCTTGGCTTTGAATATACTCAACCCACCAATACTCCAACTAAGAGTACGAGAATTGCATAATTGCATTGTTATAAGGCAACTAATCAGAAAATTCAAATGTTTCAAGACCTGGCTCCGCTGTAAGCTCTTCCAGTTAGTGAGTGAACTCCGTAATAACTCAACAAAATCGCACCCAGATTCTGGAATGACTTGCTCATTGTAAAGATCAAACATGGTCTTAACCTGCTGTATGACACTGACTCCTACAATCTCATGTGTACAGTCGGTGACATGCAATATTAATTGACTCATATTAGTGCATTCGAATAGTCGGATGAAATGAAAAATACACCTTTCAATTTGATATAGATCGCGTCTACTCCCCAAAGTGGATGCAGCATCATCGAACATCTTTGATATATCAGCCATTAATTCCACCATAGCATCCCAGGAAAACAACTCCATTGATTCGGGATGTATGGGTTCTTGTAAAGAATCAAGCGGATCCGCATTCAGCGGTATTGGGGTGAAACCCCGTGGTGGAGCTTCGACTTCCTGCATTAATTTACCTTTAA